AAACTTAATGATGCACTTGCTGAAACTCCACCATAATCTGAAACTTCCCAATCTTGTAAAACCTCTTTTACTGATACGTTGTCTATAGAACCTACAAAGCTATTACTGTTAACATATATATAGCCATTAGGTGATGATGTTGCAGTAAAATAATGTGTGCTAGTTCCTAATGCTAATCCTGATGTAATTGTTTGAAATCCACCATCATAAAATTGTAAATCAACAGTACCACTTGTTATACTATTTACATCAATATCAATTCTATAAGTTTTACTAGCAGTAATACTAACATCTTGGTATATTCTTTTACTAACTCCACCATCAGAATTTGCAGTACCACCACTTATTGTCCACCCTGTATTTTTTGTCCAATCACTATCTGTTGCAAAGTCGCCATTAGTTACTAACTCACTACCTATCTGACTAAAATCTCCATTAGTTACTTCTTCGTTTCCTATAGCAGAGAAGTTCCCATTTTGTACTCTGTTTGGAGAGTAGTATGTATTGTACATACGAGTAATCTCTGCTTGTGTGAGTTCTCTATCGTAAACTGCAAACTCATCTATCTTGCCTTCAAAGTAATCTCCACCTACTGCTTGGTTGCCACCTATACTTAATGATTCTGTATAAGCATTTGGTGTTGTTATAGAACCTACATAAGCATTTACTGTTTGTAAAACCCCATCACAATATAATTTACAATTTGTTAAAGTAATAACATCTACATAAACCACCCAATGATGCCACTCCCCATCATCTTGTTGTGAAACATCATTCCAATAAACATAATAATTATCACCATAATATAATATAGGTCTATCTGAACTTTGATTAAAACCAAAAGCACCTACATTTTCTGCTCCATGTCCAAAAATTTGGTTAAAACTTGTTGTACTTGACTTTGCCCAAAAAGAATATGTAGTATTTTGTGCTACTGTATCTGCATCATCAGTAACTATGACATCATCTACTCCATCAAAGTCAATAGAATACTTATTTACAAAATGATATATAGGCTGACTATTAAGAGTAAGCTTGTTACCTAATGTAAGCATTTTATCCTATTGTATATTTGTTGTATCCTATTGCTAATCCTGAGGTCAAAGTAATGCTTTGAACTCTCATAAATAAAGTCATTCCCGCAGGTATTGTGGTTACAAGCGCTGATTCTCCTGTTGCTTGATTTGATGAAATTGAAGATATTACACTTTCTGTTACAAAGTAAATTGCATAAAAATCTTTTCCCGTTTGTGCTACTGTTGTAAATACCTCTACATCATCTGCTTGCCCTAAACTCTCTATTCCTGCTATTGCCTCTAATGATGGTGCGTTCTGATTGTTAACTATTGGTTCTGCCATTTTGTATATTTTATATTAAGAAACACAAATAAAACAATTTAATTGAATTACAACAAGAAATTTGAAGAAATTTTATTTTTAGTATTTAACCATATCCTTATCTTTATATTTAACTTTATATATAAGGGTTACTAATACCCTTACCATACCCTATATGAAATTGAATTATTGTTGTTTACCATAATTTTATTTCAAAAAACTGCTGAATATTTAAAATATTTTACTATAACTTTGACTTCCTATAGAATATACTGTTGCTCATATCGCAACTAGCATATTTGATAACCTTCCCATAAAATCCAAACTATGTTTAAATTCAAAATTGGTAAAATAACTATACAACTACTCCCACCTAAAATAACTTGGAATATCTAATTATGAAATTGGATTTAGGTTTCTTGTGCGAGTGTGTGTTGGTATAAAGAGGTCTATATACAAATATTACGGAATTTGCTTTTAACTTCCCTAAATCATTCTTTTTTCTTTAAAATAATGTTTTTTTAAACTTTTTAAATCTTTTTTTGTTTTTTTAATAACTTTTTGGTGAAAAACTTGCATAAATCAAGAGAAAAAGCAATCAACAAACAAACTTTCTTACAAATAAATTTTAATCTTTTAAAATAATTTGCAGTAGAGTTTTTTAGGCTCTACCGCTTATTATTTAGCACCCGAATAACAAGAATAATATAAATATAAGTGTAATAGTATAATCATTAAATGGGATAGCATTAAAATTGTTTTTGCTCATAGGCTAATAGTTTTAGTTAGTATTTGTTTTAAATGTTTAAATCATCTCTATAATGGTGCTGACCGCTGTAATCATTATAAATTGCGTTGTTTTCGTTTACGTATTCGTCCCGCTCATCAATATAGACTGCACAATTATGACATAATGTTTCACCGTCTAGCTCACTATATATTTGGTCGTCTTGGTCTACTCTAGAGCCGCACTCATCACAACAACAACCGCTTGACTCTGTGTAATTTCCTTCTGTTTGGTCTAGTATCATAATTGCGTCGGCGTCGTCTATGCTTAACGTGTCGTAATCGTCTACGAATCTAAATGTATCCATGTATGGGAAACGGCTAAGGCTTCCAAGACCATCAACATTAAACGCAAAACTTGGATATGTTCGTCCTGTTTTAAATATTAATTTGTCTGTGTTGTTTTCGTATTTACTTTTTATATGGTTTTTTATATGTGTTGCGTTAAAAACATCTAATAAATCTATTTTATAAATCCTTCTAATAGTTTGGAAGAGCTCAAATTGTAACTTTTCAAAGCAAGAATTTTGTAATTTATTGTTGATATATATCCTGTCTAGAAAATATTTTTTTGTTGTCTTAGTGTCTATTATTTTACCTGTCTTTTCGCAAAGTGTATTTTTATTATATGTTTTACACCATAATAAACCCCTCGCAAAAATTGTATTATTGAATGGCTTTAAATTATTTTTAAATCCCACCACTTTAACTGTTGTATTATTGTCTATTTTATTTATATGGTCGTATAATTCAAAAAACTCTTTAGGCTTTCCCGCCATACAAGACCCGTTGTAGTCTTCTGGCTCATTAGAATAAAATCCTGAGACATCACTATCAATAAAAAAATCATATTTTATATTTTGTTTTAAATAGTCGTCTATATCATTTATAATGCTATAAAATTTTTTGCTTTCGTCAGATGTATTTACTATAAATAACTTTTTTAAAAGTTTTTCTATTGTTGTAGCTGTGAAATATTTGTTGCGCTGTTCGTCTGTTGGTCGCTTTCCTATTATAACGCCCGTATTTTCTTTAATTCCTTTTATCTTACCTGCTGAGATATAAGAAACTTTCAAGGAGTCGCTTATTGCTTGCCCTATATGTTTATAAGTGTCAAATTCTTTTTGTAAAGGCAAAAAGTTTTTTAAATAGTTTATACTATCAATAATGATATTTTGTTTTTGTGTTTTCATAGTTTTATATTAAGATTAAAAAATTTGTGTTATTGTTTCAAGAAATATAAATCCAATACCAATAAAAGAAACGCCCGCAAATAAACCGATTAAAATGTTTTCTAATGTGCTTTTTTTAGTTATTGTATATACTCTATAAGTATCAAAAAAGTCTTTTCTATTCTTTTTTATTCTGTTTTGCAATTCTGAATAGTTTAGTTTTTCTTTTACTCCTGTATTAATGTTTTTTAAAATAAAGTTTTTCATAATAGTTTTTTTAGTTAAACAATACACAAATATACACTTTTATAATTAAATAGGCAACTATATATAAATTATTTACATAAGTTATTAACAAAATTAAGTTAATTAGCTAATTTATAATAATTCTAAATAAAAATATTATGTTAAATTTTTGGAAAAATGCTATATAAGGGTAGTAAGCATACCTAGCAGTTTCAGGGCTTTGGCAGTTTCAGGGCAGTTTCAGAAAATAAAAAAATAAAAATAAAAATAAAAAAAGCCAAAAACTTTTCAGCCTCTGACTTTTCTTACACAAAAACAAAAACAAAAACAATCTTTTATTCCTTCAAATAAGTCTTGTGTCTTAATATTTTATTTATAAGTGATTGGCTCACATTATATTTAATAGCTATTTGCTCTTGGGTATATACACCACTCTGATAGTCTAATCTTATCTTTTGTGCTTCTTCATAAGTAAACTTACGTTTGGCATATCCACCGCCTCGCCTGTCTTTTCTTTCAAATACGTTTATGCTCATAATTTATTATTTAAGTAGTCGTCTATTGTTTGAACAGTCTCATTTATACCTTTTGTTACTCTAGCACAATATCCCACATCATTTAAGTATGCTATCCATTCTTTCTGTTCTTTAGTTGGGTAACATCTTTTATCCTTTTTTATTTCAAGAAAAAGTCCGTGGTACCCCCCCCCCGCCTATACCCCCCTCCCTAGTAGGCATACATATCTGCAAATCGGGGAATCCTTTGACATAGCCTGTAGCTTTCGCTTTCACCGCTTGTTTAAAAGACGTTCTAATGCCTCCCAAACTAGCGCAGTATCTAATCTTTGGATACCTTAGCTGAAGATACTTTACGACTGCTTTTTGTACTTCTTCTTCTTGGTTTCTCATTCTTTAATTCTTTTCTCCACTCCATCATCTTGTTGTATAGTTTTATTTTGTTTTCTTCTACATCAACACGAACATCCTCTATTTCTTCTGCAATAAAATGCTCAAATTCTCTAAGCTTTATGTTTAAATAAACTGCATAAAATAGAATAAGCAATATAAATATAATCATAATTTAATAAGTTGTATAGCCATATTGACCTTCTATAAATATACTTTTGAACATTATGTCTAGGTCTTTATGTTTGGTTTTAGTATCTCTTAATATTCTTTGCCTAATGGTTGTGTCTTTTTTAATCATTTCTAAATCATTAGTAATAGCAAATGTATCAATTATTTTGAATTGATAACGTCTTATGCTACCTTTTTTGCGGTATCCATACTCTATGATAACTCTATATATAGGGCTTGTCATGGTTTTTTATTTTTAATTATGAGTGTAACAAGTGGGCTAAAAACATTTAATATTATGGTTTCTTAAGCCAAAAGGAATTAATGGCAAAATTGCCTAGCCCACTTTATTACAATTTTAATCTTTCTAATTCAAATTCTAAATGAGCAATAGCTTTCTTAATACATTCTTGGGGAGAGCTATGTTTTTTAGAGCTTCTGAGTAAATATGTCGTGGCGGTACCGATATTATAGGAAAGCTCAAAGTCCTCAACAACCTTACGGGCTTCGTAACCGTGATACTTACCGATATAGTAGCTCGGTATTTTTTCTTCATCTGTTATTGATTGTGTGTTTCTATCGTATTGGTAGTAGTATTTATTATGTTCAGTCATTTTGTTGTTTATTAAATTTATAATTTCTTTTTAAACCGCCATCAAATAGTTTATTAAAGTCTTTTGCGCTTATACTCTTATCGGTCAAATACATATTTGCAACGAATAAAAATGTAGAAAAATCATCTTTAAGCAATGTCTTTAATAGCTGTAGTTTCTCTTTGTAGTTTTTATTTAGTATTTCTTCGTGGTCTCTCATTTAATCTATCGTTCTCTAGTCCTCCTGTTCTTGTTTGAAATTTATTAATTTTTTTATCAAATTCTTTTATATTTTTCTCCAAATCATTTCTTTCTGATTTAAAAGTAAACATAAAAGAAAAGAATCCCATAAAAAATCCTGTCGTTAAGCAAGTAAGGATTAACAATATAGGTTCTATTATATTAGAATATATCATAGCTTTATTTATTAGTTAGTAATTTAGGTTGAGGTCTATAATGAAGAACGCCTTTAGGGTCTTTGCCCTGACTTTTTACCTGATATTCTGCGTCCCATAAAATATCACGCCAAGTTTTAATCCAAGTATAGTATGTTTTTACATTAAGAGCAAACAGCTCTGTATTGCGCACACCATTTCTAAATGCATTTTCTATATCAGAATACATTAGGCTTCTGAAGTCTCTCTTTAAGTCCTCTGCTAAAGATTGTGCAAGCAATGCAATTTCTTCTTGTGGTTTTGACTGACCTAATTCAACAAATGTTTTGCTTATCAGGTCAACACACTTAAAGGTTAAGTCGTCTTTATTTTCTTGATGTATAAGCATTAGGATATGAGTTCTTTATCCATAACTAAAACATCTCCAACTACTACGTCGTGCTTACCGTATATGTAAAGACTTGTAGCAATTTCATTGTATGGTAGGTTATTATTTTTACCTTCCTCATTCATTATCATTATTCTATCGTCTCTTGTTTTTACAATCTGTATGTATCCATCTACATATTCCTGTAATTCTTTGAGGCTGAATGTTTTACTGTTGTTTGGCTTAACGCTTTTAACGTCGCCATAAGTATTTATTAATTGTGCTTTCATAGTTTTATTTTTAAATATTACAAAGGAGAGCAAGAGTATTAACGTGATTGTTGGCTTGTGCCTTTATGCTCCCCCTCGTAATAACTTGTATTATTTATTTAGTTGTTGTTTCTTAATTATCTCTTTAGCTCCCTGCCAAGCATTTATTTGGCTCTGCAATTTTCCTTCTTTAGTCGTGGCTTTATTTATACTATTAGACTCCCAAGTTCGTATTGATGCCCTCCAATCTTTCATAGGATTCTTACCTACCTTCCATCCATTACTTTCATAGAAATTAAAAAACTTAAAAATATCCACTTTGTTTTTTCTTTCCTGACAATATAGCTCCAATTCTTCCATAGATGGCTTTTTAAAGCGATTTGAGATAGTTCTTTCAGATTCTGATATATCACTTAGGTTAACCCCTTTGATGCTGTAGAGGTCATATTTATCAATCAGCTTAATAACAGCCTGATGAGGTCTTGAGTTGGCATTTAGCTCACCATATTGAAATTCTATAAACTTTGGTAAAAACCATTTATCTCCATCATCAAAAATCCTTATCTGAGATGCAAAATGTTTTATAGCTTCCTTCTCGCTTATCTTACTTCCTATTCTAATTGATGCTACCTCAAAATCTGTCTCCCATACTCCTGCGTGGTTACAATCATCTAATATGTATAACCACAGCAGTTTGTATTTTGTAGGAAGATTACGCATAAAGCCTTTCTTCCATTTGTCTGTGTCTGTAAATCTCTTAGCCATATTATTTATTTTTATAGTAATTTGATAAATGATTGTTTACAATTTGTTTGTGAGCCATAGAACCATCATAGTTGTCAGAAACATCTTCAAATTCATCAAAGTCATATTCTTCATCTCTTACTATAACATCACTATTGCAATCTCCACAAAATCTAAACCCATCACCATACTCGCTTTCTTTTAGCTCTCCTTCACAATAATAACAAGTTTCATAACCATCTTGGTCTATTACTACTTCCGATTCATTCTGTTGGTCTTGAAACCAATAATTTCTGCTAGCACCCCTAAAGTCTCCCCAATCATAAGAGTTACGCCAATTATTAGTGTATTGATGTGTGTATAAGGTACATCCTAGTTCGTTTATAATATGTGTAACCATATCAAGACAGTTGTTAGCATCAAGAAATTCTACAATCTCTTGGTCTGAGTGTGGAGCATAATAACCACAAGACATATTAGCTACACATACGCCTATTCCATTCTCTGCTAGTTGCCCTACGTCTGTGATGGCTCCTGATGTTTCTTCGTAACCATACTTAGATAAGATAGGTGCAACATCTTCTGCAAAAGCAACCCCATATAGTGTACCGCTAATAGAATTAATAAAGTCTTTACTACCTCGTCTATCAGCCTGTAAGCAATATCCTGCATCTTTGAACCAAGACATATTAGCTTGAGAACTGCCTATACATCCTATTTCTTCTGAATGAAAAAATACACATTTAATAATATCTTGTGATAATAACATTTGTAATGCTATCCATATACCTACCTTATCATCACCACCTACACCTACTTGTGTCCCTGATTCTGCATTGAAAGCAAACAAACAGTTGTCATCATCATACACTTTGTAATATTTATGTATGTCGTGTACGGTATCTGTGTGTGCAACAATGCAAGGGTATATATCTGATTCGCCTTTGGTTACATAGATATTGTTATTATCTACCTCAATTTTTGCTGCGGGTACATACTTGATGCAGAAATTAATAATGTACTGTATCATCTGTTCCTCTTTACCGCTTGAGGTTTGAACTGATAATGTATCTATTAGTAATTGCTTGCGTTTTAATAATTTTTTTGTCATAGTGTTTTTGTGAGTTTTAGTTAGTAATTAGTTAGTTATGCAAATATAAGAATAATATATGAAACTAACAAATAATTTTATAGTTATTTTTATATAATTTAGAATGGTAAATCTTCTTCAGTATTTGTATTGTCTACTGAAGTAGGCTTAGGAGGTTCATAAGTATTCTCGTATGCATAGTGAGTTGCTCCTTTTTCAGAAACTTCTCTACGTTCTGCTATAGTAATATTTACCCATCCTCTCTTTGCAATCTTTTGCAAATCATCTACTTTGAAACTTGCATTAAACAAGTCTCCATATTGTGTAGTAACTTTTTTGATACTACTTGCTACATAATTTTTATCTGCCATAGTTTTATTTATTTAATTTTCTTTTTGGTTTTACTCTATTAGGATTAGACACATATCCTCTTTTATAATTTTTTATCATATAAAGTAAAGAGTTTGATTTTCGTTTTTTTTGAAACTCTATTTCTTGTAATATTGCATTATGCATAGGTTCGGTTTTTCCGCTATACTTAAAATATTCGTCTAATTCTATTTGATTGTTTTTAATTTTATTATCTTCTTCTTTTAATGCTAAGTAATCTTTTACAGCATTCTTTCCGTCCTCTGTCATATATGTTATTCATTTTTAGAGATTAAAGACTCTATGGCTTTAAAATTTTCTTCACCATCTACTACTATTGTAGCCGACTCTAAATCTACCTCTACTATATCAACAACATCTTTAACATCTATATTAAGATAATTAGCTAATCTTTGCATTTGATAATATCTTAAATAATAAGGCTTTTCTACATATTTTTCTATTGTTGAGCCTTTTATGTTTAGTATTCTTCCAAACTTTTGTTTAGATATCCCTCTAATTCTTAGTATAGCTTCTAATTCATTTCGTGAAGCTCTAACTTTTTCATAATTGTTTTTCATTTTAAAAGTATTTTTTTTTATTAATAATCGTTTTAATTTTATTCTTAGGAACCAAGAAATTTATTTGATTTTTTTTATAGAATTTTTCCGTGTCTTTTCCAAGAAGCCTCATAATATCATCTTCTATAAGTTCCCCTAGAAACTTCTCTCCATACCATACAGAGTATGTAAATGCTCTTGTTGGGTTTCTTACTATACTAACCATTAAACATTCCGTTTTTAACGAATTGTTGGTATTGGTCTTTTGGGTCTGATTTAATTTCATTTTGCTTTAGGTATATTATTATTTCTTCTGCTTCTATTTCACTAAATTCTTTATTATAAATTCTATCTATTATTTCTTGCTGTTCTTCCATTGGTAATGGTGTTCTTGGTAAGAGGTTGTCAATGTAATCTATCTGCCAATATTCTGCTTGTTTAGGCTTTCCATCAACAACCTCATCAAACCAATTATCATTCATTAGTCAACCATTTCATCTTGACCAAACACTCCTTGCTCATAGAATCCTGCTATCTTAAGCACAACTCTTGACATAGCTCTCTTTTCAGCCATAGCAACAGGAAACTTTTTACCGCCTCCCATTAAATTAGAATCAGATGCTTCACCAAAAGACATCATATTTCTAGTTGTTTTACCTTGCTGTAGGCTTGCAGTAGCTCTCATAACTACCCAATCTTTTTCCATCACAACAGGCTCGTAGGCTACCTGTATGTTTTGTTTGCTTACTATCTTATCTATTCCTGTTCTTGTGATAATAACAAATCCTCTTTTGTCTTTGTATACATCTTCTTCTACAAGATTATTTTCTTTAAACAATCTTCTTAATGCATCCTTTTTAGTTTCTTTAACTTCAGGTTGCGTATTAGTTACTTTTTTCATTTTAATTTTAGTTAGGTTATTACTCATTTTATTTATTTTTTCTTCCTCTGTATTCGTCTGCCTCCATCTCTCTCCTGTCATCTATCATAAAATTATTATAATCATAATCCATAATAGGTTCATCAAATTCTTTATTGCAACCACAACAAACGTAAAAGTTAAATCTTTCATAATCTCCACGTTCTTCGTAATCTTTGCCGCAACAACTACTTACTTGATATGCCATAGGTTTTGTGTGTTTTCGTTAATAATTAGTTAGTTAGATAATTCTGTACAAAGATACAACTTTTTTTTTAAATACCAAATAATTTATAAGTTTTTTTAAAAAAAATGAACTTTAACCTAGTATTTATCTTTATCTTTATCTTTATATATATCTTTATCTTTATATATAAGGGTATTAGATACCCTATGTAAAGGGTTAGCTAAGGGTTAAAAATAGTGTGTTAATCTTGCTACCTGACCGCTTTCTTTATCGTGAATAAAAGCCTCGCAAGCTTTGTATGCGCCGCAAAATCCTTTGCGTGAGTGCCAACTATCAGCAGATGATGGACTTCTCATATACTCAACAGTAACGCCAATATAATCTTTTGCGTCTAACCATTTGTGTTTTACTTTGTGATGAATGTGATGTAAATACCAATATCTAAATTTACTTTTACTCCACATTTCAGGTTTTTCTTGCGCCATTAAAAGAGGTAATTTATCCATTTTAGCACCGTCTCCGTGTTCTAATCCTATAAGATTATTACCATAATTATAGTATTTTCTATTGGCTACACTAATATCAAAACTAACATCTTTAGTTTTTCTAAACCAACTTTTTAATGTATGCGCTAAATGAAATCCACTTTGATAATCGTGATTACTCATACTATGTATAACATCTACCTCCGCTATTTGTCTTAATGTTTCTATGCATTTTACATACAGCATTAGTGCAACCTCATAATGCTCCCACCACTTTCCATCAGTATCTTGATGTGTACCTTTTGTAGTTGTATTATACACATTATCAATATGTAAGACATCATTACCTATACAAAATAATACCCTATCCACATTAAAACCTTTAGATTTTTCTATAAGACCATCTATACCTTCTAAAACCCTAACCACAGCAGTTTCACAATCATACTGCTCTCCTGTTTCTAATTCATTAGCGTATTTTCCTATATGAATATCTGCAGGATTTATAACAAGAAGATGATTGCCTTTTTTTCTTTTAATTGGAGTATAAGCAGGAGAGTATTCTTCTATGAAGTTATTTATTTTTTTAAAGATTTGATTTTCATTTAAACCAAAATCCTCCTTTGTAACGATAGAGAATCTTAATTCTCCACTCATACTTTGCCAATGTTTTACACTAACAACATCTTTCTTATCTATCCCTCTCTCTTGTAAGTGTATATCTAGCGCAGTATTTCCATTAATGTTTTCTAAATCATTACCTCTGAACTCATTAATAAGCTCAACTTCTTCAGCAGAAAGTCTTAATCTTTTACCTTTTAGTTTTTCTAGCATAATTTATAATTTTAGTTAAAGTAAATATATAACAAAAAAAACCTTATAAATAGAAAGAGTGAGAAGTTATTAACCTCTCACTCTTAATTACTGCTAACTAAAACCCACTA